TTGTCAGCACTTGCGTATCAGATGGCAATGCAGCCAAATTACCGTGCTTTGTATCTTTCTGCGACCTTAGAGCAGGCATGGGACAAACTGGAGCAGTTTGAGGAAATATGCAGACGTTCATGGAGGCTTAATTCGTTTATGAAGTCGCAAACTGATGATGACAAGGTGACTTGGCGTAAGGGTGCTAAGTATTTTAACAATGGAAGTAGGGTTCATGCGGCAAGTATTGGTAAAGCGTTAGAAGGTCCGCACGTTCACATGATAATTCTGGACGATATTTTGCAGGAGTTTCCTAATATGACAGATGACAAGGTTATTCACTACATAAAGAGAGTTGTGATGCCGATGAGGTTGCCGAAAGCTAAGATGTTGTTAGTAGGAACGCAGAAGAGAGTAGGAGATGCTACTGATTGGGCGCAACAGAACAGTCAGTGGAACTCAGTTCGTCATCCAGCTTTGTTGAAGGATGGCACACCACGTTGGCCTGAGTATTGGGACCAAGACAGGTTAGACAAGGAACGAGAGACGATGGGAAGTCGTGCGTTTGAGTCTGAGTATATGTTAAATCCGTTAGACCCAGAGAGTGCTGTGATACCTCACGAGGTTTTGAAACCGTGTTTACGAGAGAGTATGAGTATGGGTTTAGCAGAACGTGGTCAGGATTGGTATGTGACCATGGGAGTTGATTTGGCTGTAGGAATGGACAGTCAGAATGACGAATCTGCTTATGTGATAATGGCTTACAATAGAGTAACATTAGAACGTAAAGTATTGTATTGTTGGAGTGGTAAGATTCGGGCTAAGGGTGCGGGTTGGTTAGAGGCGCAAGTAGTTACGATGAAGAGTTTGGCAGATAAGTTCAAACCAGATAAGATTATGGTAGAGTCTAATGGTTATCAGAGGCTTGTGGTTCACACAGCTAAGGAGTTAGATGGTATGCCAGTAGAAGGTCACAATACGGGAAGAGAGAAACACAGGCATGATGTTGGAGTTCCTAGGATTGCGTTAGCAATGGAGCAAGGCAAGTATTACATACCTTGGGACAAAGAGGCTAGAGAGAGTTCAAAACCAGGTATGCGTAAGTTAGTAGACGGTTTGAGTAGATTAATTTATGGTAAGAATGGAAGGTTAGAAGGACATACGCCTGATGCAGTTATGGCGTTATGGATGTGTGAGTTGTGTGTGCATAATTTGGAAAAGAAGAGATTAGTTTTTACACGATGGGACTACATTTAAAATAGGACATATCTCCCTTACAGAAAGACATATATACTAAGGAGCCACACTGGGAATCCAGATGACAAGTTCACCCAGCAACGGAACACGGATGGAACTGTGGGGAATATCTGTTGAGACAAAACAAAATCTTAAAACTTTGGCGAAGGTAAAAGAAACACCAGTCTCTAAGATGTTAGAGCCTGTCATCGAAGATTATATACACAGGCATCGTCATGTTCTCGAATCAAGGAGACTATAATGGGAATATTTGACCGATTCAGGAGCAAGCCAGTTAGAAAGACAACTGGCATAGATGCATTTTTACAGGATGCAACAGCAGATATTTCTAAGGATGCAAGGACACCAGTTTATTCAGGAGTGTCAACCGATACGGCATATAGGCAATCTATACTTCCGCAGGTTGACCAATTTTATTTAGAACAATTAGCTGACAGGTATTCTCATCTTCGAACTGTAATCACACGAATTGCTTCTCAGTCGGTTGCAAAAGGGTGGGAATACCAAGCTATTGGCGATGGAGACCCAGAGCAACGTAAAATGGTAGAGAGGCTATTACGTAATCCTACAAACGGTAGCAGTGACATGACAGGTTCAGAGTTTTTTAAGGCAATGATTAGACAGTTAGAAGTTTTTGATGACTGCTGGGTAAGTGTTGTGTATGACAGAGTTGCAAATGGCTCTGGTAAAGTTACAAATAAAGTAGTCAAAGAACTTTGGGTAGAAGATGCAAAGCACATGCGATTTAATGTTGATGAGTATGGTAGATTTGTAGAGGAAGAGAAGTTTGACCCTGTAACAAGGGAGTTTATGGAAGGTGATGTAAATCCAAAGACAGGCGTGGAGTTGGAATACATGGCTTACTATTATGACTATGAAGATGGTAAGATACCTTTTGCACGTGATGAGATTATACATTTTAACAAATACAGTGCGAGTGCTCGGTTATATGGGCAGTCGCCAATTATAGGTCTTTCCAAAAAAATCGAAACAGCATTGGCCATAGAGTCATTCCAAAACAAAATCTATAGACTGGAAAGACCACCTAAAGGATTCTTAGATGTTCCAGGCCACGATGAGGAGTCATTGAATAGGTTAGGCGAATACATTGCAGAAGAGACAAGGAGAAATCCAAATTTTATTCCTATTCTAAGTAGTAGGGATGCAAGCACTACAGCGAAGTTTGTGCCTGTTATGCCTAACATGGATGAGTTAATGATGCTACCTTACATGGACCGCATTAACAACGACATAAACGGTGCTTATGGAGTCATGCCATTAGTTGTAGGTCAGTTAGCAGGAGTAGGTGGACTTAACTCAGAAGGCGAGCAGATTACAATCTTTGACAGGACTATTAGAGAAACGCAGCAATGTGTAGAGATGGGTTTCCTAAAACCATTGTTAAAACTTATGGAAGTTGACACTTGGAAGATTAGATTTAATGACATTAATGAAAAAGATGAAACAAAATATTTGAACAACATGAACTTGAAGGCTCAGATATTGACCCAAATGCAGAATGTAGGAGTGGAGATGGATTTGGATAGTGAAGGTAATTTGAAGCTTCCTCAACAGGCAGAGGTGGTGCGTCAGGATTTTCGAAGCAGTTCTCAGGAGTCGCAGGAGGCCGAGGAGCTAAAAGAACATCTGGATATATGGAATCGGCAGCTAGAGAGCTCAGAGGAATCCTTATACAAGAACTTAAACAACTTGAAAAAATAAGAACTTACGACAAATTACGCACACAAGTTGATGATATTGCAATCATGTTAGCAAAGCGTATGCGTGATGCAATTTTAGATGACATGGATTTTGCATTTAGAAATGGTTATAGTTCAGCATATGGTGAGATAAAAGGAATAAGTAAGACGGCTGCAAAAGCACCAGATTTAGGTCCTGAAGATTTAGAAGTTCTTAGGTTGTTAAAGAATGAAGGTGCGTTATTTAACGCTTATAATCAATTCCAAAATATATTAGTAGAAAAAATGAATGCAGCAATAATGGCAGGCATAGCACAAGGCAGCAGCATTCCAGTAATTGTTCAAAACATGCGTCAAGTAGGTATTGGAGAAACTTACAAACTTACAAGAATAGCACGAACAGAAATAAGTCAAATAGCAAATGAAGGCAGACTTAGGGGATATAAAATAGCAGAACAACGTATGGGAACACAATTTAAGTATGGATTAATAATAGCTAAAGATAGAAGAGTATGTCCAGCACATCAGGAATTAGCTACAAGACAACCAGAAGGCGGTATGTATTTGAATGATTTAATTATGTTACAACAAGAAGTAGGTGCAAAGTATAGGATGAATTTAAGAGGACACTCCTTGTTACATCCTAATCAGAGAACGCAACTAGTGAGGATAGTATGAGCAAACAATGTAAAAAATGTTTAAGAGGAGCAATGACAGTCCATATAGCGGCTAACGGATTCTGTGAAGAGTGTGAGACAGAAAGAGCATGGAAGAATTTAGATAGGCAAACTATACTTGCGGCACAGCGCAAGCAACGTGTAGATTACTATGAAAAAGCGCAGAAATACATAGACAAAAAATGGAAAGAGAAGTATGGCGACGACCATATAGAAAACGTCAAATTGTATAAAAAATGAGTAAGCCAATTAGAATTAAAAATGACGAATTACTTGATGAGTTTTTCAAACGATTGCCTGGCGAATCGTATGATGCTTTAGATAAGGCAATGACCGATACTGCACACATGATAGAAACAGATGCTATGAGAAATGTGGCTGCACCATATAACAGGTCAGAACATGGTAAAGATGGTGGTGCGATGGATACGGGCAGACTTAACATGGGTTTTAGGGGTGTTAAAGACGAGCCAATGCGCAAGGTTGTAGGCAATAGTGTTAGTTATGCAGCACACATGGAATACGGAACAGGGCCAGCAATAGGTAGGCCAAAATACAGGCCACCTGATGGTGCACTTACAGATTGGGCAGGTCGCAAAGGTAAAGACGAAGAAGAAGTAGGTTCTAACATATGGAATTTTGGAACGCAACCTCGCAGATTTTTAGGTCGTGCATACTATAGAAATAAAGATAAAGTGCCTGAATTAATGGCACAGCAATTAGCCGCTCGTTTAAGTGAAATAGCTAGACAACAGATTGGAGTCAAGAAACGATAACCAAATAATGCACACAAGTGTGTGCGTTATGTTGCAACCCGAGTAAATATTTTTCTTTTTATATCCGTATTTGTGTGCGTTATTTGTGGCAGACGAAAATAACACTGGTTGGAAAGTCTATCGACCAGAGTGGTATAATGACAGAGTAATGGAGACATACATCTCCGCCCCTATCGTCGATAAACAGAACGATATGATACCCACAGATACTATCAAAGAAGCCATGGATTTTTACATGCGCTACGGCGTATATTCATACCGCCATGAGGAGATGCCAATAGGTCTACCTTTAGCTTACAAAATAAAAGACGGTAAAGTTAAGATTAGGGTAGGCATACACAGTAAAATTGGAATGCACGATAAAGTGTGGAATGAGATTAAAGAATACGGTCCTACAGGAGCAAGTAGCATACGTGGTGAAGCCACAAAACAAGAGAAAGTTTGTCAATCAGAAAACGACTGCCACAATCGTATAAACGAACTTTCTCTTTGGAGCATATCGTGGGTTGGCGATAATCCTGCCAACCCCGAGGCAAAAGTCACAGATGTTGCAATGGCTAAATCTAAAAGTGTTCAAGTAACATTGGACGAAATAGAAGGCATGGTTGAAAAAATAATAGAGCGTAAAAAAGGTAAATATTGTTTATACGCTAAAAAGGACCGTAAACTCTTAGGCTGCCATGATACCAAGGCTGGAGCTATAAGGCAGGAAAGGGCCATACAAGCAAGAAGATACAGTAAATCAGACGTGCTCAATGAAATGGTATCTAAAGTAGAAAAATATAAAATACCAAATGGTGTTAGAGAAGAAGCTCTAGCAGGCAGAGAACTACGTAAGAAGTTTGGATATGGTGGCGGTAAAGTTACAAAAGCAATAAACGCACACTTGATAAATAAAAAATATGTATCATATAGTATGGCAATGAAGATTCACAAGTATTATAGAAGACATGAGAAGGTAGACCCTAAAGGTAAAAACTTTGACAATAAGAAAAGACCAAGCAAGGGTTTGATTATGTGGAAGATGATGGGTGGTAATGCAGGTCACAGTTGGAGTAAAAGCTTACAAGATAAAGTAAAAGCCGAACCATGTTGGGCTGGTTATGAAATGGTAGGATTCAAAAACGAAGGCGGTAAACGTGTGCCAAATTGTGTTCCTGTAAGTAAAAGCCGACATCCACAGACTCCTGCAAAGCCTAGTGAAAGGCGCAGAGGCAGTGATAAAAATCCAAAAGGGTCAGCAGGCGGTCAACGTGGTGGAATTAAGTTAAGTGAAGCAAATATTAAAACACTTAAAAATTATATTAAAGAACATAATGAAAAAGTAGGAGATGCCAAAGGTAAGAAAGCAAATCTAGGGGCATTGAAAGCTGTATTCCGTAGAGGTGCAGGAGCATTTTCTACAAGCCATAGACCTAGTGTAAGTAGTAGAGACCAATGGGCATTAGGTAGAGTCAAAGCTTTCTTAAAATTATTAAGTTCTGGTAAGCCATCTAATCCTAAATATACCACAGATTATGATTTATTACCAAAAGAACATCCTAAATCTACAAAGAAATCTAAAGAAGATACTGTAAGAGTAAATCCACCTAAAGGTTATCATTGGATGCAGACTAGAGAAGGTCCAGTATTAATGGAAGGAGACTACGAGCCACATGATGGTGCAGTAGAAGCATTTCCATTTACAGTATTAGAAACACATGAAGATGAAAGAATCATAAAAGCAGAGTATCAAGGTCGCAAAGTAGAGCTTAACAAGCCACGAAGATTATCTGGAGAAAACAAAAAGTTTGGAGTTTATGTCAAAAACGATAAAGGCAATGTAGTGCAAGTTAAGTTTGGCGACCCTAAGTTAGATATAAAGCGTGATGACCCAGAAAGGCGTAGAAACTTTAGAGCAAGGCATAACTGTGACAATCCAGGTCCTAAACATAAAGCAAGATATTGGTCTTGTAAGATGTGGAGTTCTAAAAACGTATCAGATATACTAGCAAAAAGCAATGAGCATATTGATGACATATTGAATATTATACAAAAGAAACCTAAACGTGAAGAGGAAGGTGCGTCAAATCAACCACCTGGTGCATGGATGGCTAATTGTAAGTTATCAGCTAGAAAGTTAAGCGGAATGTCTGGTAACAAATTTACAGGAACTAGAGCAGTAATAAGAGATGAAGCGGCATGGTGTGCAGAGCTTTATAGAAATCCTGCTGCATATAGTAAGCCATACAAAAGACCTGATGGCACCACAGGCACTACGAGCGGATTTAAACTAAGAGACGCAGTAGGTAGAGCTAATTTTAATCCTAAAAAGTAAAACCCGAGTATTTTACTTTGTTTATATAGATAGTCCCAAATAACGCACACATATGAGCGCATGCAGTTGTAAAGGCACACATGAGGCACCTACCGATTCGGAAGAAATGGTAGAGGCTGAAAAAAGTGAAGCCTTAGAAGAGCCAGTTATGGAATCTGATTTAGATAAATCAGAGGAATTATACAAAGATATGGAAGCCACTCTCGGAAAACTTAAGGAAATCATGGCCTATCTTGAAGAAATGAAAGACGAAAAGATGGACGACGAAGAAAAAGCCGAACACGAAGAAGAAGAGGACGAGGAAGAAGAGGAAGAAGAAAAGGCTGAACATGAAGAAGAAGAAGAGGAAGAAGAAGAAGAAGAAGAAAAAATGGACCACAAAGAAAAAGCTTCTATTGATGAACTTCACAAATCACTTACAACATTAAAGAAATACGGTATTAACGTATATTCTGGTAGCAGGAAAACACCTGCACCAAAATCTGACACTCCCGCAGTTAATGAAAAAACCGATTGGTTTAACTTCTCCAAATCATTGGATGAA